AGACACAGGATTGATTGTTACCGTAATAGGATTAGACAGTGATTGGAACGTCCAAACGGAAGACATCACAATCACAGGTGCGGACCAAGTGGGCACCAAACTATGGCGTAGAGTGAACAGAGCCTACGTCAGTTCAGGCACAGCCGTAGTGAATGTGGGCAACATTGACATTGAAGCAGGTGCCGCAGGTGGTACCACAGTTGCTCGTATTACAGCCAACCTTGGACAGACACTGATGTGTGTTTATACCATACCAGCAGGATACATTGGATACTTGTACCAAGGCACTATGACTGTACAGGCTAACGCAGATGCTACAGGTTATATGTTTGTAAGACGCAATGGCGAAGGCGTTACATTTAGAGTGGGACATACCTTTGAAGTTGCTGGCGGATCACAGTATAATTACAAGTTCTCTTTCCCTCCAGCAATACCAGAAAAAAGCGACATTGATGTAAGAGCCCTAGTTAGAAGTAACAATGCTAGAGTTACAGCAACGTTTGACATCCTGCTTGTAGAGAACGACCCCGAAGCACCAATAAGTTCAAGCCTATAATATACCCAAAACACATACCTGCTATGCTAAATACTAATACGTTCGAGCAACACGCTTGGAAGTAGACACTATGTCGAAGGAACGCACCTAACTTTAACAAGGAGGGTGACATGGATAGACACTCATTTATGCTCAAGCAATACAGTGAGCAACAACTACGTAAAAAGAAAGAAATGGAATTATGGAAGGCTCGTCATGAGGTGGAAATAAATGGTCATGGTACTTCTGGTTATGTAGTAAAGCATGGTCCTAACAAAGATAAAATCTTAGGACATCAGTCTACTAAATCTACCAACAACTGGTAGTCAAAAAAAAGAGCAATCCGGGTGTACACATAATAATACGTATACCCGTTGCTCTTATAAAAATTTAAGTGAAAAATTTTGTTATTGATTAGCCTTAACTACAGGCCATAGTTCTTTTACTAGTTTGTCTTTGGTTTGTCTACGATCAAGTTCTATACCGTGAACACGACCCAAGTCTTCTAGTTGTGTTTTGGTCATTTTAGCAAGTTCAGCACGTTTAAGTTTACGCGGTGTCTCTACAGGTTTATCCAATACTAGAGGCTCCTGTACAGTACTGCCAAATAACGATTTTAACCATTTTAACATAATAGTACCTCCGTTTTATTTATAGGGTTAACCATCGCCCCGTGTGCAGTCTGAACGGTGTGCAACGAAGTATAGCACACACTTAAAAAGGCGTCTTAAACGCAATATAAGCGTCATACACACGTCAGATAGGGCAAAGTACTACAAAGATGCTTAAATGCAAAATAAGAGCCATTTAGGGGTGATTTTCATACGTTTAAGACGTCTTAAATGCATGGTGAAAAAGAGGTAGGCATTCGGATTAAAGAGCCAAATTCCGGCGCTCCGTTTTCTAGCGTTTTACCGCTACCGCTTCGCGGATCTAAAATCTACCGCACCGATTTGCTTAAATGGCTTTCCACCGCTACCGCGGTCGCTACGCTCTAAATGGCTTTTCCGCTCCGCGGCTATTCTATATCCACTTAATGTGTGTATCTACAGGCATAACTAATGTTCATGAATACTAAATGGGAAATACGTGTAGCACTTATATTGATTGTAATACTTGTGAGTATAGCACTACAAGGTTGCGGTCAAGCACCTGTAATTGATCGTGTGCTAGATCCACAACCGCAAGAACAAGTAGCAGAAGATAAAGATAGTACACTTGAAGAACCAGGCATTCCGAACTTTAAAGGTATAGCAGATGCACTAGGATGTGTATTTGCTCCTGAGTCTTGTAATAACTAAATACAAGAGATTGCTAATGGAGAGTCGATGTCTGATTGGGATAGTATACGTAAACCTTATCAAGTTCATATAAAGCACTTGTGTAAACTTATTGACCACCATAGCGAACAGTATATCAAAACAGCAGAGCCATTTCATAAAGAACAATACGATCGTTTAGTGGAGTGTGTACACGCCCTAAAGACTTATATTACAACACAAGAACAACACAATTAGAACTTAATTTAGTGAGGCTGTCCGAACCGTGTCTTGTTCTTCTTTCGAAAGAATACAAATGTATCTGATCTAGGAAGGTATCTATAGTCTAACGGGTTCCAATGGTCTATAGTCCGAATGTGATTTGCCCACTCTGTTTTATGTTTAGGATCCCATCTGTCGTTATCTACTTTAACAACATATCTATTTTTACTGGAGTAATCCTTGAGTGCTTGTTCCATAATAGCAACAAGTTCGACATCAATCATCGCTGTGCCGTCTATAGTATATTTTTTAGTTTGCCTGGTAACTCTCTGCATACTAAAAGTATATTTATCTAACTTTTAAGCCAATGGGTAAATTTAGTAGGTTTAGACTCATTTCCATATAACTCGTTGCTAGTAGCAATAAGTTTAGAGCCTAGTTCTTTGTGTGTAAGTCTTTCATGACCTTTGAGTATGTGTCTGTTAAATCCTATTTGTAGATCTAATGGCTGTCCTGTTAGTATGCTGTTTGCACACTTCTGTGCCATAATCTCGTGATTACATCTTAGCATATGATTGTAACGTGTATCAATTCCACTGCTATACCATTCTTCATCGTCCTTGGGTGTCATAAACTCTGCGTTACTTACTGTAGCAGTTAGATCACCTATAACAGGAATCATATCGGTATAGTCAATTGGCATAGTAAACCCTGGTATAAGAAGAAGGGTAAACCCGTAACGTTGCTGTGTTCCTTTAAGCCAGGCAACCTGATGTTCAAATCTAAATGCGTCTAAATCGTCTCTTTGTATGTAATTAACATAACCCTTTACAGCATCAACAGCGTCTTTGTTATTTGTTTCCTTTGCAAAGTTATCCCAATTACTAATCATGTAGTTAGATAGTTCTGGTTTGTCTTTGAAGAACCAATAGCGATATACACTTGTTAATACAACTACAACAATGTCGTCTTTGGTAATGTCACTTAACGATTCTCTAATCTTCATTAAGATCCAATCATTGCTAGTACCAATCATGCTGTGATTGACCAAGCCATTGACTCTAAGTTTTTCTGCTAGGTTTCTGGTCCAGGTCCAGTTAGTGTCGTAATCTACGGTAAAACTATCACCGAAGAAATATATCTTACGCATTTATTCCTCGTCATTATCTAAATTATTTAAGAACTGTCTAAGTTTAGTACTGTCTGTTTCTGCTCTTACTTTTGGAGCAGTAGTACCTTGTGCTGGATCTTTAGGTTCATCTGGATTTAAATCTTGTGTTACTGTTGATCCTCTTTTAAGTGTACTCATGATTGGACTAGAGTTATTTGAATATCCTGCATCGTCATCGTCATCAAGATCTGTAATACGTAGTGTATCAATATTAAATTCTAAATCAATCTTACTACCTACACCACTACTACTTCTTGTTTTCATTAACTGTATTTGATAACGTCCACGCTCACGCATTGCTCTACTTGTAAAGATACCGATCACGTTATCAGCAGTTTGGATCTTACTCAATCCACCACTGATGTGACTGTGATCAAATTCAATTTCTTCTACAGATGCTCTGTTCAACTGTGATGCTGTAACAAAGATACAACCTAATTCCATTGCTAGGTTACGTAGTTCTTCTGATACATACTTGTCTTTAATAAACAAATTCTCTGCACTAATTCTTTGTCCAATTGGCATTAACAAGTCTAAGTAGTCAATTAACAATACATCAATCTTTTTGTTTGTTTTAATTTCATACTCTTTAATAAAACTTCTAATATCATTTGCAGTCTTACCACTTGGCATATATTTGATTTGAAATGCTCCAGACTTCTTGCCAATCATCTTGACTTTCATCTCAACATTATCTAAGTCTCTAAAAATCTCTCTGCTTGGTATATCTGTAGTCATACTATCTACACGCATAGCAACTAACTTCTCACTCAATTCAAGTGTTAAGTAAACTACGTTCATTCCTTGTAGTGCCCAGTTAACACCTAAGTTTGCTAGGAACAAAGATTTACCTGCACCTGAACCACCTGCAAAGATGTTTAGTTCACCTTTGTTAAATCCACCAAATAGTTTCTTGTCTAAACTTTCCCAACCAGTACTTACTTGTCCGTTGTTATCTTTTAGTCCTTGTAGTCTACCTTTAGGATCAGCAAAGTAATCTAGTCCTAGATCTTTTTGCAAACCAATTTGTACTGCGTCTTTTACTTTTTGTTCTACTGGACCATACTCACCTTTTTCAAGCAAGTCAGCACTTTCAAGTATTGCACGTTCTAGTGCTTTGTGTCTACTAAATGTTTCAAAGTCACCTAGTAACCAATCATAGTGTTGTTCATTAAGTCCTGTTGGAATCTCAAACTTAACTTGTCCTTGTGCGTTTACAATCTTTTCTGTTGGAAGTGTGTTGTGTTCGTTGACAAAGTTTTTAATAAACTCTGCTTGTGGTTGTATTTTTCTATCGAATAAACTTGGATCAAAGATACCTTGGCAACGCACAAATGTTTCTGCGTCACTTAACATCATTTCTAAATATGTTTTTTGGATATCGAATCCGTAGTCAACGTTTTGCTTCATTTAGTTATTATACCATACGTTAGGGTTAAAGTCAATAGTCTTTTTATCCATTGCTAATACAGCGCCAATGCAACTTCCTGGGTCACCCGGGTTAGGTGGAACATATACACTATTCCATGTTTCTCTTAGTTGGTCCATTGCATCTCTATTTAACGCACAACCGCCTGTTACAATTAAATCCCGATTTGGTAAGTTTTCGGTACACCATTTAGCACTAGACTTAACAATCATTTCAAAAACACTTTGGGTAGCATTAGCAAGTCTTTTCATATCATCTTCTGTAGTTAGGTCAGGTCTATACCATTGGCAACCTTTGTGTAGGTTGTGTTTAAACTTAACACCTGGTTTAGATCCATCTAACGGTCCGTCGATAAATGTTTTGATTAGATCATTTATTAATGATAAGTTTTCTGTAATAGCAATATCTCTTCCTGCTTCACTAATTTTGTATTCTTCTGCATTAGGTTTAAATCCACAACGCATTGTCATAGCACTATAAAATAATCCAATACTATGTGGATAACTTTGTGAATAAACTTTCTTTAGTTTTCTATTAGAATCACCAGACCAAATAGTAAAACATTCAAACTCACCAATGCTGTCTAAACACATGACAGTTGCTTTAGGAATGCCTTGTGTATAGTAACCATATGCCGCATGGCTATGATGGTGTTGCATATATTTTACAGGACAGTCAATGCCTAAGTCTGCAAGATACTTTTCAATATTATTTTCTTTTACACAACTTAAGAAACTGCCTTGGCCTGCTCGCCATTGTCTAAATGATTTTAACAAAGGCTTTTCATACCATACTACTAAGTCAGGCTTGCCATAACTTTGTATTGCTGTTTGAATTTGTATTGGGGAATGTTTAGGATCGTTTGGCACATCACTAAACTTGTTAGCGGTACTTGCCCAAACTAAAAACCCGTCTTTGAAAACAGCCAGCGATGCATCGTGACTGTTACCTACCATTCCCCAAGTAATCATTATCTTTTCTCCACAACCTGATCAGCAAGACCATAGTCGACTGCTTCTTGTGCTGACAAGAAAGTATCAAACTTCATTGTCTCTAACAGTTCCTCGTATGTCTTTTCTTTTGAATTGTGTTTAGCATACAACTCAACCAATCGTTCGTTAATACGTTTAGACTCTTGTAAGTGTCTAATGTTATCTTCCATTTCAAGTTCTTGTACGTACACACTACCGCCTGTACCTCTTGTTCCTGAACTTACTCTGTGAATCATTGTACGTGATTCAGGTAGTACAATACGATGTCCTGGCTCCCCTGCTTGTGCTAGGAATGACCCCATCGATGCCGCTTGGCCCATTACAATAGTACGCACAGGACATTTAATATACTGCATAGTATCATAGATAGCAAGACCTGCTGTTACTTGACCACCTGGACTGTTAATATACAAGTTAATTGCTTTTGCTGGATCTTCACTTTCTAAGAACAGCATCTGTGCTACAACTGAATTAGCCATAACATCTTCTACTGGTCCATTAAGCATTACAATACGATCCTTAAGCAAACGACTATAAATGTCATATGCTCTTTCGCCTTTACTTGTTTGTTCAACTACCATAGGTATTAATGTTGACATTTAGTTTACTCCTTGTTGATATTTTTTATATGCCGAATGTAAAATATAAAACCAAACTCCATTTACGATTGGTTCTACAATGGCATCGACTGCGGCAAGTTCTAGTGCGGCGCCTGTGATTAATCTATTACAAAACATTGCAATTACGATATGTCCTACAGTATATACTACGGCTAACCCTAACGAACTTCCTGCAATTAAACGTTTAAGTAAATTAAATATTCCTTGTTTAATTTCACTCATTAGTTGCCTCCTTTCCGTAACTGATGTCAAATACATTAAAAGACATACTTACTCTTGTGACATCAGATTTAAAAGGATAAACCGTGTGTTTCAATCCTGCGTGAAAGAGTAGTACATCGCCTGTTTCAGGAATCACTTTATGTGTTCCTGATGATCCTAATACGTCACTGCCGTAAGCAAATTCAATCTGTCCAGGGCATCTCATGTTTGTTAATAACCCATCGTTTGCTTCTTCTTTTATTTCTTCTGGCACATCAATATACACTACTGCACTTAACATACCATTGTGACTGTGTATAGGATTAAATTCGTTTGCTTTTTGAAAATTAATCCAAGGACCTGTAGCAAGATGGAAACGTAGAGTTTCCCAATCAACTTCATCGTTCATAGGATTAATAACATATTCGTTTTGTCTTTTTATTTCTTCAGACATAAAGTTTGCTACATGAGTATGTACAAATCTCATAAAGCCAAACTTCTGATCATCGTTAAATATACCCTTGTACTGTTCAGCAATATTGCCTGCTAGTTCGTGACCGCGAGGCTGTTTGCGTTTTGCAGATTCTAACGCAACTTCCTGTAACCAAACTACTTCGTCAGCAGTTAGTTTACTTTTATATATTGTTGGACCGAACGGTCTTAGTACATTGTAACTCATTTATAGATAAACGGATCTTTCTTTTGTAGTTCTTTAATCTTCTTTTTAAATTTTCTGTTTTCATTCCATTTCTTGAACTGACGCACAGGCCAAGTAATGATATTTTTTAACCAAACCATTGTTTGCTCCTAAGTTTAATTTTTAACTCATTAGTTTCTTTTTGCATTATAATTGAATGCAAAGTATAAACTCTACCATATTTTTCAACAGCATCGTTTACATCTTTTACGTCCTCAGACCAGTCTGGCATACTAACCGACCAACCTAATTCTATTGCACGTTCTACTAATTGTTTACCTTTATCATCTCTATCAGGTACTAGTATTACTTCTTTATTTAAAGATTTTAGTAGTAGAGCCTGTTGATCTTTGACTTCGCTACCCATTAGTGCTACGCCATCAATATGTATAGCATCAATAGGACCTTCAACAACTACAGTAAATAGTCTATTGTAATTTTGTTCATCTAAGTTAAAAACATATCCTGGTTGTTGTTCACTTAGATACTTTGGTTGTTTATTAGGTAAAATAGTACGAGCAGTCCAGCCTACGATTTTCTTTTCATAAAAGAAAGGAATAA